CAATTACTTAAAGAGATAGACAAAGCGGAACGCAAGGCAGAAAAGACGGGCATTCCCGCGCTATTTAGGTTAAATGGCACAAGTGATATTGACTGGCGGTATATAATAGAACAGCGTCCTAATAGTCAATTTTATGATTACACTAAGATTTTAAGTCTAATTAGAAAGAATGCGTTAAAGAATTATTCGTTAACATTTAGCGGATCAATGTATTCTAAAGCTTCAAAATCTGCCCTATCCAAAGCAGTTAAACAAGGTTATAATGTCGCGGTGGCTTATAATACGAAAGGATTATCTAGCGATAATATAGCCATCCCGAATAGCCTTGCAGACTTCGACAAGAGCGATTTAAGGCCATTAGATAGTAAAGGCGCTATAGGCGCACTTAAGCGCAAGGGGAGTAACAAAGCCCAAAGAGCTGCGGAGAATTATAAAAGCTTCTTTGTTACTAAAGACAATGAGAAAGAGTTTAATAATATAATAGCGAAGGGATAAGACAATGAAGACTACAAGAATGGAGTTGAACAGTGATGGCACTGAACAAGTTTTAGCACTAGTCACGCCAGACGGCGAAGATTGGGGAGTATTCATCACTGATAGCGACGGCGTAAACCATATCAGATATTATAGTACTTGCCAGCATATGCACCACAACGGATCGTTAACGGTATCTAAGAAGGTGCGCGATGAATTTGGTATAACTCGCACATATGCTATAAAATAGTCAGCTAGCAGGCATCTGAGGCGGTGCCTGCAATGGTGATTATTTGCCACAACTTAAAAGGATGACAGAGATGAAATATATTGTTGAAACTGAAATGATTTTTGGCTGGGAAAACTGTTGGTTTGAGGATGACGAGAGGCCAACAACGTTCAATAGTATCCGTGAAGCACAAGCAGCGATTGATGAGCTAGTTGACGATATAAAATATGCTGTTGAGCTAGGCCATATGCAGGAAGATCTAGGAACTTATAGGATTGTAGAGAAATGAACACATCAACTAGAACAGAAATTATAGAATATCTCGAGTGCTTCCTTGATCGATGGGATGCTGCACAGATAACCGGAACTATTGACGAGATGTCAATGGAATATTGGAGATACTTAGACGATCACAATCTGCCTCAATGGTCAGCCGATGAACTTCTGTGCGACCTGTTAAATGCGGAGGTTTAAAATGAAAGACTTATATGGTTGGGATGTACTGGAGCAGGTAGCTATATTCAGCCTTAGCGTAGACTTTAATGCAGGCAATGTTTTGAAGGATACTATTGATGGCCAGTCAGGAATGATGCTGCTGTTAGTTGAAAACGCGATAGCTTTCTGTAAGCAGTACAGTGCAGAAGATGTCTGGGAAGATAAGGACTGGTATGATGTTAGTGATGACTGGTTTGAAACTAAAATAGCGCCTGAATTGTATGAGGTCTAAGATGAAACTAAAAAAAGAAGACGAAGAGCTGTTACACTTGACAACTGCAATATTTATAATCATAATCTCAACTGTACTAATGATTGACCTACTGTGATGGTGATTTCGATGGAGAAACAAAGCAGAGAAGCAAGGCAGAAACGCCGAAACCTGACAGCAAAACACGCTAGAAAGTTTGTGAAGGCGCAGCGTTTTGATGATAAGAAGTCTAAAGCGAAAGCTGGATACATAAAACACAAAGGGGAGTTCTGATGAATAAAACAAAGATAAGCGCCTGCGTAGGGTATGAAGGTGAGCAGTATTGGATAGAGGGTGTCTATGATGAAGACGATAGATCGCTAGAACTAACCTATGCTGACATCGACGGTGTGACAAACTTGGTCGAGAGTCTAGGCCAAGACGCGATAGAGTTCTTTGAATACGAACTATGGGATAAACTACATAATGCGGAGGAAGTGTAATGAATAATGGAGACAAGCTAGCAGACACTTACGTTACGTCCAAGATCAGGAACGGCCAGACATATAGCTCCGTCGTTGAAGGGTTAACCAAGCGAGAGCACTTTGCAGGGTTGGCTATGCAGGCGGTCATGGCTGACAGAGAGTGGGATATACCTGTAAGCAGAGTGGGCAGGGTCGCAGTCAAGGCAGCAGACGCACTCTTAAAAGCACTGGAGAATAACGATGAATAAGAAAGAAGCACAAAAGCAATACGATGAAGTACAGGCCAAGCTTGTTAAACTGAAAGCGATTATTGATGCGCCAGATAAAACTGACTCTTGGCCGCAAAAGGGCGATAGGGTTTACGGTTTATTAGCGGATGGCTGCATATCCAAATACACTTTTGACGGATGTGATTCTCTATTAGCCTATCTTGCAATGGGCAGTCTTTACAGAACCAGAGCAGAAGCCGAGGCAGCAAGAGATAAGCAACAAGCTACTGTTCGCGTACAAGACAAACTCAAAGAACTGCAAGGTGATTGGGTGGCTGATTGGAATGATCCAAAGCAGAATAGACATTTCGTATTTTATAACCACCATATAGCCAAGTGTTTTGTGAGCTGTAGGACATATAATCAGCATCATAACATATATAGCACCAAAGAAGCTTGCGAGTGGGTACTGGAGAACATGGAAGCTGACGTTAAGCTGATGCTGGGAGTGGAGTGATGAATAACCTAGAATGGATAATCTACGAAGGTGTAAGGAAAGCGCAGGACGGCTCAAGTACCTACCGTGTCTATCCTTCAAGGCACAGTTACGTCTTAGAAGTATGGAAAGGTCAGTCACTAAGAGAGCTGAACAGATTTGACACAGAAGGAACTGCGATGGAGTACGCTGAAACACACGCAAACAGACAGCATAACGACAGGGTTAACATGATTGAAGCTGTTGTAGCACTGTTTATTTTCACTATTTTCACTGTTATACTTTACAGTTGCTCCTAAACGTGCTAAAATATAACTCTATAGTAAACATTAAAGACAAACATTAAAGTAAATTATCATAATGATATACTTTACAGAGGAACTGTTATGACCTTTAGAAAGACACACCAGCCCTGCGAATCCTGCGGTTCAAGCGATGCAAGGTCTATAAATGAGGACGGTTCTAGTTACTGTTTCTCTTGTCAGGAACGTACGCCAGCCATCACAACAGCTAAAGAGGTAACACCTACATCACCTAAACAGATTAAGATACAGGCTGCTACAGGTACATACCAAGCAATTATTAATCGTAGACTAACAAAGGAAACTGCTGAGAAGTATGGAGCACTTGTAAAGGGAGACAAGACAGTCTTTAATTATTACGGTGCAGATTCTATGGAGCCAGTTGCAGTTAAGAACAGAACCGCTGATAAAAAACAATGGACTGAAGGAGACTGGCCGAATACGTTACTGTTCGGACAAAACCTGTTCAGCGAAGGCGGAAAGTACATAACAGTAACTGAGGGCGAGTTCGATGCTATGTCAGTATCGCAGATATTTGACGGTTACCCTGCTGTTTCTGTTAAGAACGGTGCCGGTGCCGCCGCTAAGGACTGTCGGAGGGCTTTTGAGTATCTAAACAGCTTTGAAACGGTTGTTATATGCTTTGATTCCGATGAACCTGGACAGAAAGCGGCGAAAGACGTAGCAGAACTGTTTGGAAACAAGTCTAAGATTGTTAAAATGACGGACTATAAAGACGCTAACGAATACCTAGTAGCTGGGGCTATCGATGCGTTTAAAAAGCAATGGTGGAACGCAGAGTCTTTTAAACCAGACGGTATAGTTTCTATTGGAGACCTTATTGAAGACATAATGATTCCAATTAAACGCAGTAAGATACGGTATCCGTTTGAGAAACTTGACAACCTCCTATATGGTATCAGGGAAGCGGAACTAGTGACTCTCTGTTCAGGCTCTGGTCTGGGTAAGTCAACAATACTACGAGAGATTGCGTTTTCTATGTTGGAACAATCAACAGATCCGATAGGGCTTATGTTTCTTGAAGAGACACCTGAACGTACAGCTAGAGGACTCATTGGGCTTGACATTAACAAACCAATACATCTACCTGACGTTGAATACTTACCAGAAGAAATTACAGAATCTGTAGCGCGTCTAAACTTAAACTCTCGTGTTTACTTATGGGATGCCTTTGGTAGTAACGAGATAGAGCGCGTACTAGGCCGCATGAGGTATTTGGTCAAAGGCTTAGGCTGTAAGTTTATCATACTTGATCACCTGTCTATCCTAGTTTCTGACCAGACTAATGGAGACGAGCGAAAGAGTATTGATATGATAATGACTAAGCTGCGCATGTTTGCACAAGAGCTTCGGATTACGTTGTTGCTCGTGAGCCACCTTAAGCGCCCTGATGGGAAGTCTCTTGAGGATGGTGCAATGACCAGTCTAGGTCAGTTAAGGGGCAGCGCAGCGATAGGACAGCTTTCTGATGCAGTTATCGGAGCAGAGCGTAACAGCCAAGCAGCAGATCCAATAGAGAGGAACACAACCAAACTTAGAGTGCTAAAGAATCGGTTTTCTGGACAAACAGGGCCAGCAGGTGAGTTGTATTACAATGCAGATACTGGTAGACTTACTGAAGTTGATATGGAGGATGCGTTATGAACACCAACAAGGTAATCATTGAAGATGACGACACAAACTACTCAAACTGCTGCGGAGCAGAGATGCCGGACTGGCCTGACAGTGACTTTTGCCCTCAGTGTAAAGAACACAGTGAACCCTTTGAAGAAGGAAAGGACTTATGAGGTGTAAAGCATGTGATGTTGAACTAAGTAACTATGAGAGCACCCTGCGGTGTAGTAATACTAATGAGTTCATAGACCTGTGTACTGTTTGCCTTGCGGAGAGTGATGATGTAAACTATACGGATCGAGCTGACCTAAGATCGTTAGCTGACGTTACAGAAACAAAAGTAGAGAGGTGAACGGTGATGAGCAAGATAGGTCAATACTTTTACGAAACAGTTACGGAGAAGCAGTATGAACAATATAGCTATAGTGGACATCGAAACAGATCTTTCCTGGACACAGATATGGATGGCTGGTATTCACTATCCCGCTCTTGGCAGAAATACTGTGACTTTGAACAAGCAAGAGCTGAGAGAGGAGCTATCAAAAAACAAGACTGACACCATTGTTGGCCACAACCTAATTAGTTTTGACCTGCAGCGTCTGTCTGACATCTGGAAGTTTAACTGGACAGGTGCTGTTGAGGACACCATAGTTCTTGGTCGCCTCTACCATCCTTCTATTGAGGGCGGTCACTCGCTGAAGGCTTGGGCGCAGAGAGCTGGGAAGACTTTGAAGGATGACTTTGCAGTAGAGGACTTCGATAAAGGTGTGTCTCCTGATATGATCTCTTACTGTAAAACCGACTGCGAAGCTACAGCATCGGTACATCAGTACATAAAAAGTCTGTTGAAGGCTGATGGGTTCAGTCAAGAGGCTATAGATCTTGAACACACCGTTGCTTTTTTAATGACTGAACAGGAAAAGAACGGATTCTGTTTTGATTTCGACAGGGCTTGTGCGTTACATGAAGATCATCAACAACGCATGACACAGATTGAAGACACACTCAGAGAACTGTTTAAACCGATTGTTACAGAACGTATATCGGAGAAGACAGGGAAGCGTCTGAAGGATGATGTTCAGGTCTTTAACGTAGGGTCTAGGCAACAAGTAGCAGAGCGTCTGTCGGGGCTTGGCGCAGTCTGGAAAGACAAGACACCTACAGGCAAGCCAGTTGTAGACGAGGGTTCTTTGAAGGCTAACGATCATATACCAGAGGCACGGCTGGTGCTAGAATACATGACGCTACAGAAACGGTTAAGTATGTTGGCATCATGGCTCAATGCTTATGAGAACGATGGTCGCATACACGGAAGCGTCAACCCATGCGGCGCTGTGACTGGAAGGATGACACACAACAGTCCTAACATGGCACAGATCCCATCGGACAAAACGTACCGCGCTTGTTTCATCCCTGCGAAGGGTCGTGTTCTTATTGGTGTTGATGCTTCACAGTTGGAGTTGAGATGTCTAGCACATTATATGAAGGATGAGGAGTACATTAATGAAGTCATCAGTGGAGATATTCACACTACTAACCAACATGCAGCGGGACTTTCGACTAGAGATGCAGCAAAAACTTTCATCTATGCTTTCATCTACGGAGCAGCCAACGCAAGACTCGGATCTATCCTCGGAGGAAATACAAAGGATGGTAAACGAGCTAGAGAGAAACTGCTTCGCAACTTGCCAGCTCTTGGCTCTCTTATCGACAGAGTGCAGCGACTTGCTGATAACGGAAGCGTTCCAGGAATCGACGGTAGGAGACTTAGGATCAGAACAGCACACGCTGCATTGAACACTCTCCTGCAGGGTTGTGGTGCTATCATTATGAAGAAGGCTTTAGTGCTAGCTATGGAGAAGCTGGACAGGAGCCGTTGTAAGTTGGTTGCTAGTGTTCACGATGAGTATCAGTTTGAAGCTGACCCTGACTATGCAAAGGATGTTGGAGAGACTGTAGTGCAGGCTATAATAGATGCTGGCACTGAGCTGGGTATGCGCTGCCCTATGGACGGTGAATATAAAATCGGTAATAGTTGGGCAGAAACACATTAAAGTTTGACAAACAAAACAGAACTGTGTTATACTATACGTATAGTAACAAAGAACAGGAGAGCAGTAGTGGATAATTTAACGAGACTAGAGCTGATATGGTCACAACGCTGTGCAATTAGACAGCAGATGATCCTATCAGATTTCTGGACAGCCTACATAACTAACACAGGAGAACCAGTAAACCCACAGCTACGAGAGTTTTACGATTCAAGGATGGATGTACTTCAGGATGAATCAGATACGATTCAACAACAACTAAACGAGGAAATATAATATGACCGAATTAAAACCATTGACAGTTAAGGGCACTCTTTACTGGGTAGAACGTGACCGCCTTAACAAGTTCAGCAACAAGTACCAGATTGTTCTTGGCAATCTATCTGAGGAGGCTGTTGCAGCCTTTGAAGAACGCGGGATAGTACCTGCTAACAAAGGTAATGACCAAGGATACTTTATTACTTGTAAGTCTAACAATCCAATCCATATCCAGGATGCTGATGGACAACCAATACCAGATGATGTACTTATAGGTAATGGGTCTAAGGCAGTATGCGTAGTTAGTTATTTTGACTGGAGTGTTGGAGAGGGACGCAGCCCTTCCTTGGTACGTTGTAAGGTAACAGAGCTGGTTAAGTACGAGTCAGACATTGATGAAGAGGAAGCCCTATGATCTTAATTGATGGGGACATTGTAGCTTATAAGTGTGCTTACAAGGCTCAAGACGACCGCCCTAAGTATGCAGCTTATACAGCTAGTAGTTATCTCAGTGACCTCATCAGTGATCTTTATGTTAAGCTCAAGGACGAGCCTGACTACTTAGTGTATCTCTCTGGGAGGTCTGAGGGTAACTTTAGACATAAGCACGCAGTGACTGCTGGATACAAGGAAAACAGGAAGGACAAGGAGAAACCTAAACACCTTTCGGTAATTAGAGATCACCTGATAGAGAACTGGAATGCAATCGTGAGTACGGACTGCGAAGCCGATGACCTGATTGCAACCGCCGCAACAGAAACTAAGGGATCTGTTATTGTCTCGGTTGACAAGGACTTCGATCAAATACCTGGATTGCACTACAACCCTAACAAAAAAGAACTTTATGATGTATCTGAGGAGGAGGCAGTTAGGTTTCTTTATGAGCAGATCCTGACTGGTGATCGTGTTGATAACATTATCGGTATCTACGGTGTAGGCCCAGTGAAAGCGCGTAAGGTGCTGGCTGAGTGCTCGACTGAGCTGGAGATGTTTGAGAAGTGTGTTGAGATGTATGAGGGGAGTCGTGAGAGGGTGATCGAGAATGCTCGGTTGTTATATCTGCGTAGGGCTGAGGGTGAACTCTGGGAACCTCCCCATATCACATAGGAAACTATTATGAGTAAACGAAACAGACACACAGGTAAATGTAATGCATACAGAACAAGAATACTAGAGACCGGAAAGGTAGTTAAGGACTCAAAAGGGTCGGTCTATATGCAGTGCCGATACACTGGAACACTTGTTAGGACGGAGGTAAGACGATGACGGAAGAGGAGAGAAACGAGATGAGTTTCATATTGTCAAAGTGGTTCACGTTACCTCCCTTGATTAAGTCAGACATTTTAAGGATAGACATATCAGAACCTACACACGCTAAGTATCCTCTAAGTAAATATTGGTCGTTCGTCAAAGGAAGCGGTAACGATTGTTATACTACAAAGAAATTCCGAACACTTAAAACACATCTATTCGGGGCTGACTTATGAGAAGGACACTGAGCAACGTACCTTCGGGTTACGACTCATGGCTTGAATGGGATCTGTTCCAGGAGCTGAAGGCGTGTGAGTATCATCCATGTACCGTTGCATATATACAGGAGAAGAACTATCACCCAGACTTCGTATTCTTTGATGGCTCTAACACAATCTACATAGAAGCTAAGGGACGCTTTCGTGAGCAATCAGAGGCTCGGAAGTACATAGATGTTCGTAGCTGTCTTGGGCCTGAAGAGGAGCTGGTGTTTGTTTTCCAACGTCCTCAGAACTCTATGCCTCATGCAAAGAAACGTAAAGATGGAACTAAACGAACACATGGCGAGTGGGCTACCTATCATGGGTTTAGGTGGTTTACTCCCAAGACTATGCCAGAGGAGTGGAAGCAATGAAGAAGATAACAATGGATGGGTCTTATAAGACTAGGAACGGCAGAGCTGTGGAAATACTACGCACTAATATCAACACTGAACACTACAAGGTAGCAGCTTTGGTTACAGACAGTGATGGAAAGGAGGTAGTAGAGACTTACCGCGCTGATGGTTGTTATATGAACAATGGCGAGCTGTCTAATTGGGACTTAGTAGAAGCACCCACAGTTGTCTATGTTAATCTGCATAGAAATGGCAATGCTTACTGGTACGGTACTAAAGCAGAGGCGCAAGTCAAAGCAGGCGTACATAATATAGCCATAGCAGTACCAGTGGAGGTCTCACTATGAAGCGCCACCTAGTTATTCCGGATGCTCAGGTCAAACCAGGAAACACCATTGAACACCTCACTTGGGCTGGTAAGTACGCAGTTGCAACAAAGCCTGACGTTATAGTAGTCATTGGAGACTGGTGGGATATGCCTTCCTTGTCCAGTTATGACGTAGGTAAGAAATCTTTTGAGGGTCGGCGCTACTCTGCTGATGTTAAGGCTGGCAACAAAGCTATGGATGCTTTTCTGGAGCCTATACTGAAGGAGAGTCAACGGCTGCGAGAACAGAAACGTAAGCGATGGAAGCCCCGTATGGTATTTACTATGGGTAACCACGAGGAACGTATTAACAGAGCTGTTGAGAACGACCCAAAGCTGGAAGGGCTAATGAGCTTTGCAGATTTAAACCTTGGACGCTTTGAGGTTTATGATTATCTAAAGCCAGTCATTATAGATGGTATTGCCTACTGCCATTACTTTACCAGTGGTGTTATGGGTAGACCTGTATCAAGTGCTAGGGCGTTGCTGCAAAAGAAACACATGTCTTGCGTGATGGGACATGTACAGGATCGGGACATTGCATTTACTAAGGACGCTGCAGGTAGTCGTATGACTGGACTCTTTGCAGGTATCTTTTATCAACATGATGAAGAATATCTTAACGCACAGACTAATGGTTCTTGGTCAGGTATCTGGACTTTCAACGAGGTGAAGGACGGTTCCTTTGATGAGCTTCCTGTGAGCATGACTTACCTGCGTAGGAAGTATGGAGGTAAAGATGTCAAGGACGTTTGATGAGCTACTTGAATACCTAGCTGAACAGATCGACGAGGTAACTTTGTTAGAGGTGTTAGAGATAACCTCCTACGATATTGTTGAGAGGTTCGAGGATAAAATTAAAGATAAGGAGTGGAAATTTAATGACGAGACTGAATGATGTTAGTCCTGGAGAGTGGTCACTGTCACACGCTAAGTGGAGAGCCGATAGAGGGCAGCAAAAGGCACCGCTTGAGAGGCGTGTTAATGATAATGGCGTTAGCCTTGGGAGACGTATTGATGATCTACACGACCCTGAAGCGATGCTTGATAGCCCAACACAGTCTTTACCTAGAGGCTTCACTGATGCTGAGATTACACAATCAGTTGCACGTTATGCAGCCAAGATCCCTGACGATCCTTCTGCACTAGACGTACAGGTTGGTGGAGATCATTACAAAGACTTTGAGATACAGCCAATCGAGTTCATCACTTCTAACAGTCTTGGATTCTGTGAGGGCAACGTTATTAAGTATGTGTGCCGACACGCTTCTAAGGGCGGCGCTGCTGATCTTGATAAGGCAATACATTATCTGGAGTTGTTGAAGGAGGTCTGTTATGAAAGTAATTGAGGGTGGTTTTGATAAGATTAAAGAAAAAGAGAAGAGAGCTGAGGAGTTGTTCACAGCGTTGATTGAGATATGTAAGGACTTAGAATCTGAAGACATAGAGCTAGAGACTCTAGTGATCCTTTCAATACCTGGACAGATGTTTGAGATGGCATCTACTATGGATACTGCAGAGGCTTCTGCTGCTTTACTGACTGCACAACACGTTGCAGCTATGGTTAATCTTAGTGAATATATTGGGGAGATAGATGACGATGAGTGAGTTTAAGAACAGTTTTGGGCAGAACATCTTTAACAATAAATATGCGAACTTTGAAGGGCAAACGTGGGCTGAGAAGTGTGAGTTGATTGTTGATGACGTAACTGAAAACATATTTGATGAGGACTCTCGTGAGCAGCTAAAGACTTATATGAGTTCGTTTAAGGTACTGCCAGGAGGTCGTTACATTTACTACGCAGGACGCGAAGCAAAGTTCTATAACAATTGTTATCTTTTGAAGGGCGAGGAAGATACTAGGGAGGAGTGGGGTTCTTTGTTGAAGCGGTCGAGTGACTGCCTTATGTCTGGTGGTGGTATCGGTATTGACTACTCAGTTTTCAGGCCACACGGAGCGCCTCTAGGCAGAACAGGTGGTGCAGCGTCTGGGCCACTTCCGCTGATGTGTTCCGTTAACGAGGTAGGGCGTAACGTGATGCAAGGTGGATCAAGGAGAAGTGCCATATACGCTTCGCTGAACTGGAGACACGGAGACGCAGGTGCATTCCTGAAGATGAAGGATTGGAAAACGCAGAACATAGCGGAGGGTGTTTCCTACCACGACAGTAAGCAGTTTGACTTTAACGCTCACGCTCCATTGGATATGACTAACATATCTCTTAACTATGACAACGCTTTCCTCGATCACATTAGTCAAGGTCATTTGCCACAGATATTTATTGATAACTGTAGGAACGCTATGCAGACTGGTGAGCCAGGCTTTAGCTTTAACTTTGGAGATAAGGAGAATGAGACACTTAGAAATGCTTGTACGGAAGTTACGTCATCGGATGATAGTGATGTATGCAACCTTGGTTCTGTCAACATGGGAGCTATTGAATCAATTGATGAATTCAGGGATGTTATACGCCTCGCCTCAGGGTTTCTTGTTTGCGGTACTCTTACGGCTGACTTACCCTATGATAAGATTCGGGAGGTACGCAAGAAGAATCGGAGACTCGGCCTCGGACTAATGGGAGTACATGAGTGGCTGCTGAAACGCGGCTATGAATATGGAATGAATAAGGAGCTGAGACAATGGATGGAAGTCTACAGAGAAGAAAGTGAACGTGCTGCTAATAGTCTTTGTGATCGCCTTAGTATCAGTCGTCCCGTTGCTTACCGTGCTATTGCACCAACTGGAACCATTGGAATCTTGGCAGGTACGACTACTGGTATTGAGCCGTTGTATGCTGTTGCTTATAAGCGTCGCTACCTTGTTGACGGTACTAAGTGGCGTTATGAGTACGTAGTTGATGCAACTGCGGAGGAACTGATTAACAGGTACGACCTAGATCCTAACAAGATTGAGACCAGTATAGACCTGGCCAGTGACTATAAACGCCGCCTTGAGTTTCAAGCAGACATACAGGACTACGTGGATATGGCTATTAGTTCGACAATTAACATGCCTGAGTGGGGTTCACCCTCAAACAATGAAGATCTGGTTGAGGACTTTGCGAGGACGTTGGCGCACTTTGCACCGCGACTACGTGGCTTTACTGTTTACCCTGATGGGGCTAGGGGAGGCCAACCCTTAACTGTTTGTTCTTATAAGGAAGCTAAACGGCACAAGGGTCAGATCTTTGAAGAGAACTCAGAGGCGGTTTGCTCAGGTGGGGTGTGTGGATTATGAAGCACTTCGTTAATCATTAGTTAGTAACCGATCACCTGTAAGCATACGCTTTACTCTATCAACATTGGAGAAACCAGGGACATACGTTTGAGTTGCTTTTAACAGTGGCTCAAACGGTGCTCTCTTTCCCGTTATCAAACCCTCGCCAGTTTCATATAGACCTGAACCGAGTCTAAACGTTGCACTGATTGGAGCAGGGACAGGCTCTATAGGTTTTCCACCGTACTGTTCTGATCTAATGTTAACAATTCCAGAGGTTACGTTAGAAGCGATCTGGTTCATAAAAGCATTAGAGACACCCTCTGGAGTCATTAGCTTATCCAGAGTCTTATCGCCCTTGCTCTTATCCATAGTCGTGCGTAGGTCATCCCAGATGCCTGCACCAACACCAAAGATGCCAGCGTACTTCGCAGCGTTGACCATTGCCTCACGCATAGCAGCCGCACCTTCCTTACTGTTGACTCCTAACTCTTGGGCTTTAAGCATGTTAAGCCCTATGTCAGTACGCAGACCGTTCATCTGACGGTTCATATACGAAAGCATACTGTATAACATACGTCCATTAGGGTTGTCATGGAAGGCTTTAGGCAAGGTAGCTGCACTGACTGGCTGCCACTTATTCAAGGACGCGCCTGCGAAGTTAATTAACCAGGGGTTCTTTAGATCTCCATCCTTCAATGCTTTAATAGTTGCTTGGAACTCTGATTCAGATAACCCGCGCATACCATCATGCTTTCTAAGTTTCTTTAGTGCCTTCTCTGATCCGTTTTTAGCTAGACGCTTGCCTAACTTAACAGCACTGTTTGCGAGCATCTCTTGACCCATACGGTTAACATCAGTAACACCAGATACCTTATAGAGTCCTTTGTTTGCCTTGTCTAGCCAGTTAGGTATGCGAGTAAACCATACGTTCTTTGCAGCATCCTCTAGGGATTGCTTGCCTGCTTGTGCTAGTTCTCCCATGAAGTCAGAATCTAAACCGAGCTGGTGCTGTGAAATCCAATTCTTGTTTTTAATTCCAGCAGTCTTTATAAATGATGACAAGATACCTTCAGGGATTGTTTCAGCCCACGCCCGTATACCGTTCTGATATATAGGAGCAGTAATGCCTTCAGCTATGTTAAGGACGGCGTTCAATGGATTCGCTAACAACGCTGTTGAGGCGACTCGTCTAAGAACTGCACCAACAGCGTTGCTTCCCTGCTTAGATGCTATGAACTGTGAACGTAAACCGTTAGCTAAGTTAGCAGCAACGTCAGCAGACGCACCTTGTTTCTTTGCAGCATCTTGGATAGCTTCAATGACAATGTTAACACGGCTTTTAGCTGAATCTGCGCCCGGCTGTGGAAGTTTTTTATAGTCTATATTGAAACGCTGTGCAAGCACCTTAGCAGCAGAGATGTCTTGTGCGTAGTCTTTCAATGCTAGAACAGGATTGAAGTATTCTTCGTCGTTAGCCTTAACAGCTGTATCGTATCCTGGCTTTCTCTTAGAAGGGAAGTAATCTGTAACCTTAGAATCAACAAAATCATCAGCCTGTAATGCCTTAACCTGACTCTCTACTTGATCCAAAAGCTTACGCTCATCAGCGTTACGGGCAGTCTTCTTTACATCAGCCCAGCTAGCTCGCTTGCCTTTCGAGATAGACTCGTTCATGTTCAGAACCATAGTCTTCAAGTCTCTGTTGTTGTCCATTAGCTCATACAAAGGCTTAAAGGTAGTGTCGAAGACCTCCTCAATAGCCTGCTCCTCATGTCTAATCATTATCTCTGCATCTTCAGCAAGACGCGCAGCCCTAGCACCTACCTTAGAGACCATCCACTCTTTAGTTGAGAGGAACTTTGAAGAAAAGAAATCACTTAAGGCCTCTTTAGGCTTCTCAGCAACACCCTGAATTACTTCTCTTACAGTACGTTTACCCAGCGAAGTGTCTGCTGAGAAGCCGAGACGGGAGCCTTCTCTGACTTTACCTACTTCTACAAAGCCTTCATTGCCACCTAAAAAAGTTCCTTTACCCGGTGCATCCTTAGTTTTAACAGGGGTACCTTTAGTTAATAACGCTCCAGACGCTGCTCCTAGAACGCCACCAACTCCAGCGCCCATAGCAGCACTACTTACTCTGTCTTCTCCTTCACCTGCAAGGAAACCATAGACAGAACCTTCAGCAGCAGAAAGAGCGCCTACCTTCAAAGCTCTCTGGAGCTTAGTGCCAGTCTGCGCAACTTTAGCCATACCAGCTCCAGGAATAAACAGACCAGAAACAATACCAGAACCAGCCAGAAAAAAGGACGTTAATGGGTTCTCATCACCAAACCTTTCTAGGTCTGCTCTTGAATCTGTTATGGCTTCTTCCCAAGTGTCTGCATCGCCTGACACCCTACGAATAATCGCATCAAGCTCGTCACCAGCGCCTATAGCACCTTCAACAAACTCGACAGCTCCTGACCTAAGAGCACTATAGTCTTCATTCTTTTGAGAGACTCCAAAGTAATCTGAAACTGGATCGTCTACAGCTACTTCAAGAGGTACTCCAAAGTAATCTGCTACATCTTTACTGCTCATACGCATCCCTTCTTCTTGCTATGAATTCTGAAGCTATAGAAACAGGAGGTTCATTCATGTCGACACTAAGTATACGCTCCCACCAAGGAGTACCAGACTCTTCTTCAACAGGCCAACCAGCCTCGCTAAGTATCCTGTCCTGCTCTTCAATAGTAAAGTTTTTGTTTTCTAAACCAGACCTAATCTGGCTCTCAGTTAATGGGCCACCTATGGCCTTCGAAACCATATCAATAGCCTCTACCATAGGGTCTGTAACTGGACTTTCTTTCCCAAATCTCTTATTAAGGTTCTTTACAGTATCTCTATACTGAGCTTTTTGAGCTGATTTATAAGAAGCAGTAGCATTATTGTAATCGTTCTTAGTTGGGTCGTCTCTATTATCCATATTAGCAAACTGAGTAGCTATGGCCTTTATCTTAGACGGGTCTGCGGGACGTGCTGCTACTTGCTCTGCTGTGAACAAGGCATCTTTATATTCTTTATCATTCCTAATAACCTCATCAGCCTGAGTCTGAGCATCAGCTATTGTTGCGCGTTCAATAAAGGCAAGTGTAACTGCTTCTAAATTCTTATACTTAGTGTCCATCCCTAGAGTCCAAGTACCGTCCTTCTTTAGACCTTTATCTTTAACTCTTTTCAGTTCATCTATGTATGTACCTACTTTGGCTTTATATGCCTCCGGTAAACCACTAGCTAACACTTCAATTCCTTCAACATCAGGAGTAACCTTAACACTCTTCTGTTTCTGCCTGAACTCCCAGTTCTGTCGAGCAGCAGTAGCGGCAGGATCTGCAATCTGTTTAGTAGCAAGTCGAGCATACTCTGGCGTGTTCTCTAACAAGGCTTCAAGTTTATCTGGATTGTCTATATCCTTAGCAGTAGCCAGTATAGTTGTTAAGTTTTGTTGAACATACGCCTTGGCATCTGCTGCCTCTTTAGCTGTTGTGGCTCTGTTTATCTCGTTCTTATGAGACAACACCGCCATCTCAACTTCAGGGTCTTGAAGCATCAACTTTCGTCTTTCCTTAAAAGCGTCCTTAGCTCTGGGGTCTACAGATGGATCATCCAGTGCTTTATCTATGTTTAATACCGCAGTAGCAGCAGCTTTCTTCTGATTAGTTTTTGCAACGTGCTGTTGATTCTTCAAGGCATTAACTTGTGAGAGTATCTGAGCATCCTGGGCTGGTTTTATATTAGGATCGAGACGCAACTGTTGTAACTGGTTAATCCTCTTAGTTAAAGCAGAGGTGTCTCCTTGTTCTACAGCAGCCCTGCCTTGTTCCTCAACAGTAAGGACTTCTTTACGTCTTTCCATCTCCTCTTCCTTTTCCCTAGCCCTACGTGGAGCACTCCCCAGCAACATACCAACCTGAGCTAGTTTATCGCCGTACGTTGGATTAGTCAGTCCTTGTAATAATTGATTACTAAACTTTGGCATATCGTTCTCCTATTATTCCCAAGGCCATCTAAAGCCGCCATCTTCCCTATTCTGGTTTCCACCAACAATTCCTGCAAGCAATCCTGTAGAGGCGTTGCCTAGTAAGTTACCTGCACCAAGGTTCGCACCGAGGTAAGCATCTAAGCCACTCATTTTAGTCTCGCCGTAGAGTCCTAAACCGTACTGGTTTTGTTGCTGTTGTGCTGCAGCTGCTGTCATTCCAGGTTGGAACTGGTCTATCATAGAAGCCTGTGGAATGTAAGAACCCTGTAAAGCACCGAGGCCACGTTGTTGCTGTTGTGATAACAATCCGGAACCCTGTCCTGTAAGTGCGCCACCCATATTAGTAAAGGTAGAACCTATCTGTGCTTGCTGTGCCTGTTCTGCTTGGGCTTGCTGCATAGCCTGATAAGCTGCCATATTCTGCGCTTCTGCCTGTGCTTTATTCATTGCCAACTGCTCAGGCGTACCACCGTACATAGCAGTGGAGACTCCTTGACGGCCTTGGTTGAACAGACGTTCTTCCAACATCATCCGTTGACGTTCCTCTTCAGGAGACTGCATAGCTCTCATTCGATTGTATATGTCTGACTCGCGCATAGCTGTATCTTGACCAGCTCTATTCATAAAGTCAGAACCTTGAGTGAATGCCTGT